TTCGTCTTTGGACTTAACTTGAACACGCTTCAAGAACCTCTGCTCTTCAGTGAGGCCGTGATACTGTACTTGACCCATTTCCGCACTCCTTGCTTTGCTATGTACAAACACAATGCTACAGGAATGCGGATACATGGTCAATGGTTATTAAGCTGCGGCACTACCAACCATGCGACATGCCCATGCAGGCCGTAGAGCAGCCATTCCGTATAGAATATCAAGACGCATGAGCAGTTCGTCGTTACGGATATCCGAAGCCATCCAGACTCGCATGGACAGACCATCCTGAACACGACGGGTGCACTTGTGAGCATCGTCCATCAGGGGAAGGTCTGCGGTCACGAATTGGAACGCATCCTTGTGATACATCAGGGGTTGCGCGTAGCTCGTGGAGGCCGCACCAATGAACGTCATGGCCTTCTCGTTGAAGTCCGTAACAGCCAGGTTCGCACCGGTCGAAGAGCAAACGTTCTTCTTGGCACCCGTCAGATAAATCGTCGGGGAAACCGAGCAAGAAACAGCGCCAGTCGCCGTGATGGTGAATTGCTGAAGATGTGCGTAAGCCGCCTTGGTTTCCGGGTGGCAGGCATAGACACCAGCAATGGTAAAGACCGAACCGACAGTCTGCTTGGCTTGAGCGAGGTCTTCCGACACAGCAACAGTCGAGCCACCATCAGTCACCAGCGCGTCAGCGTTGGTATTTGCGGTAACGTCGTCCGAGTTGGTCAGCGTCCAGATACGCTCGTTCTCGTAGTAGTCAGCCATCGCGGTACGAGCAATCAGACCTTCACGGTATTGCTTGCTGATGTCACCGCTCGGGTTGAAGTAAGCCGCTACACCATTGACCAGACCGCCCATCGTAACCGAGTCCATCTGAATCATGCGGTCGCCTTTGGGAGCAAGACCTTGGTTCAGCTTGGCACGGGCAGCACCGGGGGCAACCAGCGAAGTGATCGCGGTGCCAGCGGAGCCGGCGACGTTGTAGGTCGCTTTGGTCGCATAGGCGAGGAAATCGCCTTCGATACCAGAGGCCAGAACGCTGACAGCAGGTTCGATGTAACGCTTAGTAAAGGCGGCGACCTGATCCGGGTTCTCCGTATCAAGGGTCAGTTCGGCGGAGTTGAAGCGCATATCCACACCGTCCTGAGTCGCAACGGTGATGGTCTGGGTGGCTTCGGCCTGGTCTTGGACATCCATCACACGAGAGCCAGTACGACGAGTGTATTGGTTCGGGTTGCGGACGCGCAGGGTGGAACCGATCTTTGCACCGGATTTACCGAAAGATTCGTCGTATTGACGATCCACGGTGCCGATGAAAGCGCATTTTTCATGGGCGACAGCGAGGGCTTCTCGCGCGACCATATCGATAAAGGTAAGGGTGTTGGACATGTTTTACTCCTAAATGATTAAGCTCGGCCTTGTTTTCGCCACTTGGCGTACTCGGCATCTGACATTTGTCCCGGACTTTTCTTCACCGTGGCGCGTGCGCCGACAGGCTTGATAGGTTCGGGTGCTGATGTAGGTTTCTTGGCCGGCTGCGTCTGGAGCCGTTCTTCAATTCGCCCGAGTGCGCGGATGGCACTAATCGGTGGCAGATTTGCAATCTTTACGGCTTCATCAGGGTTGTTGGCTAGGAAGTACGCCAACTTAGGCCCAATATCGCTTTCCATGATCGCAGATTGCATTGGTTCCGTCATCGGAACCTCCGAAGAAGCAATCACTTCCTCGAAATCCGGCATTTCTGCCGTTGCTTCTGATACTCGCTTCGCCCACGTCGTCTGTACCTGCTGACGCTCGTAGTTTGATCGTTCCGCTTGCTGCTTCTTTTCACGCTCAGTAAGCGTTTCTTCAATCTTCCTCGATGCAATCCATTCCGCTTTCGCAGCAACGTATGTATCGAAATTATCGAAATTCTCTATCTTTGGTTCAGAATTGTCAATAGGACGCTGTTGAGGCTGGAATTGACGCTGTTCTACAGCAGCAAGGCGCTCTTCAAGCATCTTTGCTCGGGCTTCTGCCTCATACTTCTGCCTTACAGCACGGTCGATTCGTTTCTGTACGCCTTTAGGAATAGGCGGTTCTTCAGGTTTTACCTCTACCGGCGCTTCTTCAGCTACTTCCGGTTTGGTATCCGTGATCGGATTGGTTTGATTACCGGAACCTTCATCGACAACCAGTTCTTCAACGATTTCGCCCTCAATAGACATTAGGGTTCTCCATAGGAATTTCCGCGCCTTGTGGCGGCACGTTAGCCATTTCTTCAGGTACCTCTTCCTGATACGGTTCAACCGGAACGGTATTAGGAGTCATCAGGTCTTGCATCGTCTGCATGACAAGCATTTGAATCTGCTCTGGAGTCATTGCAGGAGCCATTACCTGCATACGATCTGTTTCCGCCTTAAATGCGTCGATTTCAACGCTTGCAGCTTTGACAATGATCTCGTTCTGCTTGTCGTTAGCAGTACGCTTCAATTCATCAAGTTCAGCCATCAATTCTTCTATCTTCGCAGCAGCTTGGCCCATGATCTCTTCTTTCTGCTGCAGGGCTTGCTCGAACTGAGATACGATCTTCTGAACTTCAGGAGGCATGGACTTGGACTTCTTGGCAGCTTCGGCTTGAGCGATTTCAGGCGGAAGAGTGAGCTTCAAACGCTCTGAAAGCTCTTCAGCACCCGGCCAGTCCATGTTCTTGACCATCAAGTCACCGGCAATCTGCATCAAAGCCGGATTGGCTTGAACCATCTCGATCATTGCGGAAGCAGCTTCCTGACGGAGAGTGCTGTAAGAAGGTCCGGTACTGATAGATACGTCGTACCGACCCACTCCGAGGTTGTAGATCATCCCAACACCCTGTTGCTGGCTGGCAACAGGGAGATTCGGGTCAATCGTAGCCTCTCCAGGCGCACCGTCGTATCCAAGCATCCGAACGACACGAGAGCTATCGTAAATCTTCGGAATCAGATCAACGAGAATACGTCCGCACTGGCGAATAGCGCGATTCAGGTTGTCGTGATAGTGGAAAGTGCCTACATCGCCTTCCCTTTGACGGGCTTGGATCGCTTTACCAGAGCGCTCGTTACTAGGGGCGCCAAGAGATGCAGCGTACATCCCGATGGCTGCTTGGATGTCGTGTTCAGAGATTTGCATGTCTTGAGCAAATCCCGTAGGAACATCGGAAGCAGTCTGTCTTTGAGGCGGAGGAACCTGCTGTCCGTTCAAGGACTGAGGGCGATAACGAAGAACGCTATGATTCTCTACGTTCGCGGTTTCCCACTCGTCTGAGTAGTCCTCAACTTGTCCTTCAGCAGCAACCCAAGGAGCTTTCGGAGCCAAAGCCACTCGTTCTGCAAAGGCAGTACGGGAGTAGTTATAAAGACGTTGAGGGTCTTTACCCGGACGGATGATACCGCTGTGGATAACTTTACCTTCGATGTCGGTTTCATTCCCCCAAACAACGAGAATAGGAATCCACTTGCCAGGCCATTGCTTAGGCTCTTCAAGATACGAAGAACCGCACATCTTTGCGTACATCACACGCTTTTCAGGGATGTTCCGAGACTCTTTGACCGGAGACATGACCATTTCAAGCATCTCGTCACCGACTACTGAACCGTCTTCAAGAAGATGAAGTTTCCGATCCCTTTCCTCTACATACCAGTGTTCAGCAATCCTTACGTTTTCACCGTACCACTCGGAGTAGTTGTCGTTCGACTCCCAATCATCCGGCTTCGCATCGGGATAAGTCGCTTCAAAGTCATCCATCGGCATCTCGGAGATGACGAAGGCGAACTTCATGTCACTGGCGTCAGCCTCTTGACTGTCGGGATCGATAAGTACGTTCATCGGGTTCCTGATTCGCTTGATGACGATTTCCTGATCGAAAGTCTCGTCACCTACATATTCAGTCAAAACCCGGAAATAACCTTGACCACAAGTGGCGGAGTTATCCAAAGCAGTGTCGTAAGCAGCATCAGCGTTACTATGCTCTTCGATATGCTTGATGATCCCTGCAAACACTTCGGAAGTGGCAATGTCCGCGCCTGAATCCACAGGGCGGACTTTGATGCTAGGACGGTTCTGCCGGCCGTCATTGACGATCTGCCTTACATACTGACTCAATTTATCCAGAGTCAGAGCGGGTCGTTTGTCTTTCTGCCTTTGAGAAAGAACATCAGCCGGCCACTGCTCTCCAGCACGGAACTTGATGTCTTCTAAAGCGGCTTTTCGGTCATCATCCCAATACTCGGAAGCTCGTTTGTACTGTTCCCGAGCCTCATGTAGTGGATCAGATTCGGCTTCTTGCTTCTCTTCCGGGTCGAGTACGGGATTCTTTTTCATGATGATCCTTACTTCTTGGGCGGTTTGGGTTTTTTCTTTCCACAGGGCATTTTAGTCTCCTTAACGCATCCAGGCACCATCACCAGACTTTCCGGTGAATCGGCCTACAAAAGTACGGATTGGCTTCTCGTCTCTCTTGGTTCTCCCATGAGAGGCTACAGGATAAGCGAAAGTGATCGCTAAAGCATCAGCTACGTCTGGAGAACTAAGACCCCGCTTCTTCATGGAGTCCTTACTTTCCAACATGATCGCTCCAATGCTATTGGGCTTGTAAGTCGGGCCTACTAAATCCTGCTTCAGGTCTTTATCGTCCTGAGCAGCAGTCCGAGAATCAGAACCAATACTCGCTGTTTTCAGCCAGTCTCTCATGGTTCCCCACATCTCAGACCTCTTATTCACCCACATGGAAGAATCCGCCTTGGAACCGAAATTGACCCCGCGAACCTTATATCTTTGTTCTACCAACCTGTCAAGAACGCCCGCACCCAACCCGCCTTCGTCAATTACAGTCAAATCAGGTTTATGCCTCTCAATGGCTTCAATAACCCTTCCAACTACAGACATGGTATCCAGACCCTTGTACTTGTAGGTCGCTTCCAAGTCCCTTCCACGTCTCACCGCAATTACCGTCTTGTCACTACCAAATCGAGCCACATCAACCCCAATAATCACAGGGGCCAGTTCATCCTTGTATTTCTCCCTTTTCAGGGCTTCATCTACATGGTTACTAGGAATGAACTGATTGTCTCCAACATTCGGGAACTTCCCATAAACCTCGATCCTGGCTTCGTCTGAGTCTTCACCATACTGAGTAATGATGTTCTCGTAAGTCGTCTTGCTAATTCCCTCGACTTCACGAGAATCCAACTGAGTATTCCGCCACATATCCCTGTTTTTATGAAAGCACTCAAAAAAAGCACCTGAGTTCTTACGCGGGTTACTAAAAGCCAGCCAGAACCGATCTACGATGTTCTCAGTGAAAACACCCTCCTGAACCGTCCAGATCGAATCAGGAATACCCGAGGCTTCGTCAAAAATACTCATCTCACCATCAAAATTGTGAGCGCCAGCAAAAGCATCTGGACTCTCTTCTGACCAAAGCTGCCCTGAAGCGTAGTAGTACCTCGTACTCCTCTGAAGACCTTCAGGACTCTCAATGAAGTTCCTGAACCAAGTCGCGGGCTGAATACTCATGGCGTTCAGATCAAAAAACTCACTATTGATCCCCCTCGCCACCCACTTACTGATCTCAGGGAAAGTCTTTGTCCTCAATTGAGGCTCGCCATTAGCAGCTACCCAAACACTCCCTCCTATTCTGGTACTTATAAACCAATGCCCCAACATCCCAACCAAAGCAGACTTCCCAGGCCCCCGACCACTCGCCACTGCATGTCTGTAAAAATCAGGCGTCACCTTATCCTGAATCTTACTCCTGACCGCTTCTCGAAGGTAACTCTCAATATCATCCATTACCTCCTTCTGCCACTTCCTAGGACCATCAAACTCCTTCAAATCCCCTTCACCCCAAGGATAAGCAACCATACAAAACTTGTACGGACTAAAGTAATTCTCCTCACTCAACATCCATTCCAACAACCTGGCTTGATTCGAGGACAATCCCATTAGAGAACCTTCTGAGAAATAAAAAATTGTCAGTGGGGAGTATAGCTACAAACACCCCAACGTCGGATGCCCACCTACCCCCCCTACCCTGCCTACCCCTACCAGGAATTCCATGCAGACTATCACTGCTTGCTAGCCGGCGTCAGTCTCTACCTGGCTGCAGGTACTATCTACTGTGCTAACTGAGGACGCAATACGGGCCATACGCTGATCAAGCAGTCCATTGATGTCTACAGTTACTTGCGTAACTGACATCTCTTGTTTGGACGCGTAGCGTCTATCCCGACGCTCTGCAATCCAACTGCGCGCCCGGAACGCTTCGCGTGCACGGGCGATGGATAGATTGTCTTGAGCAGAATCAATAGCTACCATTGCCTCTGCAAGCTGGTGGTCTATGTAATCTGACCTGAGTTGCTGATACTCGTCGCCAAGAGACAGCATCCAACCCTGGAGCGTAATGCGCGCCACGTTGTGGGAGGCGGCGATCTCTTCGAGGGTTTCGCCTCCCTGGATGCGCACTAGGGCATCTTCGATGATGGCGCTCTTGAGTGGATGCTGAGGGCGACCCATTTTTGTTCCCAATCTGTTTTCCTCTTCCGGTCCAGCTCGCATAGGGTCCAGCGTATCACACTCCACCAAATAAAATCAATCATCTTGATAGTTGGGCCATCGATGTATCAGAAGAAGTGATTAGACAATGGGATTGATGATAAGCTATATTGCAATCAGAGAGGGGAAAGGTTAGGGCCGAGTACCCAAGGATTTACCGCTGTACTAACTGATAACTCAAGAGGGCATCTACTATGAAAAAGCAAATTTTCTACATTGAAGTAACTGACACTTTCGGCGGTGAATTGAACTACTGCTGGATTAGGCGTTATGCCGTAAAAGCTTCTTCTGAGCGTGGGGCAATGCGCGTCGTTGGAAACCATGAAGGATACGCTCTTCGGAATGATGGCTTTAAATGGGATTACGTCGGGGCTACCATTGCCGCTTACGTCGTTGATTCTGAAATAATGCCGGATGATATTTGCCGGTATATCAAGATCAATTTCTGATAACGGGTGACGCCATGACAATTTCCACGCGAACCCAGATAGCAGCAGTCCTTCGCATGGTAGCGATGGGCCTGATTACTGAGTCAGCAGCTTACCATCGCATCTCGGCCATTGTGTTCGATCTTCACGAGCACAGCCAGACTTCCTAATCCTTCAGCCAAGGCCCATTTAATCGTGGGTCTTGACGGGCGGATTGACCCGATTTGATAACTCAAGGGGAAAACCATGAAAACTACAGTAAATCAGTATGAATTTATCGAAGCTTTCCGCCGTTATGATCGCTACGATCAATTCGGCTACGATGCTCTTTGCAGTCTCTTCGATTACATGGAAAACCTGGAAGACGAAACAGGCGAGGAAATGGAGCTTGACGTTATCGCGCTGTGTTGTGATTACAGCGTCGACAGCGTGGAAGACATCGCCAGCAACTACAGCATCGACATCGAAGGCATGGACGAAGACGAAGCGCGGACTGCCGTGCTCGAATACCTTAACGATCATACCTCCGTCGTTGATCATGATTGCAACGGCCAGATTCTTTACTGCTCGGCTTTCTGACATGGCCGACTACATCCTCGCCCTATCCTGTGGCCTGATTCTAGGCGCTCTGATGGCTGCTTTTATCTGATAACTGAAGGGGTTTAATCATGGAAATCAACATCACTCGATTTTTCAATGAAGCTTCACCAATGGACTATTCGGCCAGCGTGGCGGAGATCGGAAACAATGCCGGAGCAGATACCTGGCGCTCCGCTTGCGACGATTCGCAAGATTACATGATGATTGACGACGACGAAAAGCGGGAAGCTTTCCGTGATTACGTTAAAGAGTTCGGCGCATGGACTGGCGAGGAAATTGCAGCATGGTCAGATATTGAATTGAATGCCCTATTTATTCAACTTGTCGCAGGCGACATGCGAGAGGCCGGAATTAAGCCATGTTCTACTGACGATGATTGGCGCGAATATCGAAACGATGTTGAAGTGGGTCATTTTTCTGGAAACATATGGCGCGACGATACCGGCGAAGTCTTTTATTACATCGGGAATTAATCATGCGAACCGATTTCAAAGTGTATAAGCGCAAAATCCACGTCTACCGCGAGGCTAACGCGCTTGACAAGCCCGGACAGAAATGGGTCTATGTCTGGAGCAGCAATGCCTATCGCACATGCCGCGATGCAGTTAAAGGCGCAGAAGAAAAGCATCCTGGCGTCAAGTTCAAAGCATCATTCGCCAAGGACTAACGCCATGCTACACGCCACCATTACCGCATTGATTAGCTGGATTGTGATAATTCTTCGAAGGGGTTGATTATGAAAACTACTTTTACGCCTGGACCGTGGCGATATGATCGCACTAACGGAAGCCCCACGACGGGGGAGCACATGATCGCTGGAGCAAAGCCTGGATATCTAGCCGAAGTCCGCGATTGCGGAAGCGGCGACGTTTCAGCAAACGCTCGACTTATCGCAGCCGCTCCCGATCTTCTGGCGGCGCTTGAATGCGTTGCCCCGTACATCAGCGAAAAGGGTGTGTTCAATATGGTGCAATCCGCCATCGCCAAAGCTAAAGGGGAATAATCATGGCATTTTGGCTTATCGTTGGCGCTATCGGTTTTCTATTCGGCGGTTTCTATGGGTCCGCTGTCGCAATAGTCGCAATCTTCGCCGTTTTTGTTGTTCTATCCGCACTTAGCGATTAGAATTAAGGTTCCCCCGTGGCCAGAAATGGCCTTTTGCCCCGACTGTGAATATGCCCAGCGGGGCTTTTTTTGTTTACGGGGCTTTAGAGCGTTTCAGAATCTCAGGATATAACTTTGCCTAGGCAAATTGTTCCACGCGATTCTAGGCGCGTTCCACGGGCAGCAATCGCTATTCAGAGATTACTCGCAGCCTCTTTGTAGTATTCCAAAGCTTCTTCGGCTAGCTGGCGCTTTTGTGATGGGCTTAATACCTTGCGAGCCTCTTGTTCTAGTTCCTCGATTTTGTCCCTGCCGTAAGTGTCGATCATATGCAGGGTATAACCGATCAAATGGGAATGGGAAAAACGGTTACAGCCCTGGCACTCGGGGTGGCAGTTTTCTTCAACGTACCGGATAGAAGCTCCTCTTGATCGCGGAATGAAATGCCCGCAATCCGATTCCTTCCAGGGTAAGACCTTCCCGCAGCTAACGCATGTAACCATTCCGGCGTGATCGGCATATTTCAACCTTATATAAGTCGACATGGCTTTGTCCGCACGAGCCTGAAGGGCCGGTAAGGATTGTTTTACAGGTCGCTTAAGCTTCGTTTTACCGGTCATATGTTCCCGCCTTCATCTGGGAGCGAGATTCCGTGTTCGCTTGCCCACGCAAGACACCTTTCAAAGTATTCAGTGAATTCCTCTTTGGATAGCGTCGTTGTCGATCTTGGAAGCGTTAAGGTCTTTCCGTTTGGAAGGATGATGTCCTCGCAACCAAGATAACGAGTCTTGAGATATTCATTCCATACGGCAGCGTTATAGGTCTGACCTTTGACCTTTAGCTGTTCAGAGATCATCTGAAGCAAGGCCCAATAAATCCTGTTCTGTGCGCCTGTACGCTTCACGGTATTCGATCCGCAATAGGGGCAGATTCCTTTGTTGAGCATTTTTCGTAGTCCTCAACCCATTTTTCAAGCTGCTCAATTAGCTCTTTAGCCTCTTCAAAGCTCTCTACATGACCAGCAGCGTTAGACTCTTTTCCCTGCCAAACTGAATATAGAGTCGTACCATCGACGAAGGCTTTGCTTATCCTCCACTCTCCGCTCTGTACGCAGTAGTCGTTCAATTTCGTCCACTTCTTCTTCTTCACCGCAGAGCCTTTCTACCGGGTCGCGTCCGGTGGCGTAGTAGTTCTTGCAACGATGTCTGGAGTTACAAAACCCACCCATGCATGGGATCATCACTCAACCCCTAAGAATTCTTTGGCCATCTTCAGCCCTTGATAGTGGTCATACATTCCGGCCTCATGTAGCGCGATTACCTCTTTAGCCCACCTAGACGGGCCTTTGTCAGCAATTGACGCCATGACCTGAGCCTTGGCACCAGGAACGGCTTTAACATCGATCCCAAGATCGCCACGGTTGATCTTCTCGGTGATCTCGGGCCACTTCGTTGCGTCAGTTACTCCGAAGTGAAACCGGCAATACCAAGTCCGATTGTCTTCTTCTCCGGCTTTAGGCCCGCCAGTCGAGGAACAGATCGACCCAGGCAGAGGACACCCGTTAGCGGCGCACTTGTTTCCTGACGATGAATGAGTCTTTGAATATGGGAGCTTGTATCCGCAAGAGCATTTGTAGCCCTTGAAGATGTTTTCGCACTTCGGGCATTCGGTGGCCATCATTCCTCCGTTACGCACTCGCCGTTGTATTGGGCGAACTTCGATCTGTTGAACAGGGTCGCCGGTCGAAGATATTTCGACATCACATCGTCTTTACCCCACTCCATGCACTTACGGGCAATAACGGTCTTTATGTCTTGAGGGCTAAACCCTTCTTTTAACCTGGCGGATATGGGTTCAAGGTTTGCAAGTACAGGCCTAAAGCCTTTACCTGTTTTCTTGTTCAGGAACTCAAGAAGTTCTTTAGCAATCTCGAATGTTCCATTCAACTTCTTACGCGCAATGTCGTCGCTAGACGACAATGTTTTTGACTTTAAAGAAGGTAAAGGTAAAGGTGAAGGTGAAGGGCATGAGCCAAGCATTGCTTGTTGATTGCTTGTAGCATTGCTTGAAGCATGTTTTGGTATGTGACCATCCCATCTTGCCTTTGCTGCCTCTTCAGCTTTTGTTTTTGCGGCATGTTTCTTCAATTTTGCAGCCTCAAGCTCTATGTCAATCCTATTGTGATTAAGGCGATTATCACTAATAACAAAGAATCCTTTGATAATGCTTGAAGCATTGCTCCATGCATCTTGAGACATTCTGCAAATCTGAGCTAATACTGCGTCATCATTAGGAGGTGGGCCGTTTTTCCAGTAGTCCATTATCAGCAGGAGATATGCCCCATGCTGCTCACAAGTTAGCCTGGATGTACTTGAAAGGTAATCACCTATGAACAGAGGCATCCAAATATCAGGCTTGCTCATGCTTGCGATCCTTTATTTTTTTCCAGCAAATTCCACAAAAGTACTTTATGGAATCGTCTCGTCTTTTTATTCTTACACACGCAAGATTCATGGAATCTACAACATCAAAAACAGAAATATGTTGCAGGAATGTCCTGACTGATTCCCTGAATTTTTGGCTGAACTTATAGCCTTCAAAGTAATTCTGGAATGATGTTTCTACTTCATCTATAAGTCCTTCCTCATGCTTGCGTTTTGCCCGCATCGTCTTCTCAAACGCTTTTAGCTGCGCCATCTTCTCAGCAAGAATTTCAGCTTTATCAGCAACGCTTTGAGGTATAGATGTTAGAAGGCCGGCTGACTTTCCTCGATTGCACTCAAAGCAAGACGTTATAAGGTTATCTAGACTATTGTTTCCACCCTTGGATACAGGATGAATGTGATCTACCTCAAGAACAACTGATGGTGGCGTTGCTCCGCAATACTGGCAGGAAAATGAATCGCGCTTGAATACTTTGAACCTAATGGACTTGCTTATTGAAGGCCGATTACTCATGTTAAATCCTTTCAGCCCCGCACAAAATCACACAAGGTCAGAGTTGCCGAGGACGGACGCGACGAAGCCGGGGCCGATGGCTCTTGCGGTAGTGCGGGGGTGGAAAGACTCAACACAGTATCCTCATTTGGCCTCTGACAGCCTAAGGTTTAATAATAGACTAAGACTCACTCAAGTCAAGTTGATAATACTTGAGTAAATCACTCCTGAAAGACGCAAAGCATTGCGTCACGCCGTCTACTTCACGTTATGCAGCACCGTATCCAGCAGCATCGGAGCAAGCCCCGTGTGTTCTGCCGACACGTTGATATACCGCTCATCATCCATTTTGTTGCTGTGCAAATGACCGTGAATGTTTACCTTGTAGCGCCCGAACTGCGACGGATGCACCGGGACGTGAGTCAAGATGCAGCCACGCAACTCTGCCGCGCCAAGCACCTGATTGAAATGCTCAAGGTACAGGGCGGTCGGGTAGCGGTCATGATTCCCCATCACCAACTTCTTCACGCCGTTCAGAAGGCCGAGAGTTGCGAACGCTTCACGCCCAAACAGCACATCGCCCAAGTGCCAAACCGTATCATTCGGCTTCACGGTGGCGTTCCAGCGGCGCACCAGTTCTGCGTCGTGATCTTCCACCGTAGCAAACGGTCGGGTCTTTGCCTCAAATTGGCAAATCTTCTTATGCCCAAAGTGGGTGTCGGAAATGATAAAAACCCTGTTCATGTCGCCCTCAAATCTGCATAACAAGTCATTCCACCGGACGGCCTTCGTCCGCGCGGTGAATTCCAGCGTTGGGGCTGCTGATGCTATGCCCGCATTTCTCGCACTTGAGGCAGCCGATCAGCTTGCCAGGACCTCTGGGAGAGATCGTTACAACCTCGCCATCTGGAAAGTCTGGAAGTACTGTCCACGTTTGCCCTATGGCTTGTGACTGCCTCATTCGACCGCCACAACGCCTACAGACCACATCCCAAACCCTACTATCAACAGTAATCATTTTACTTTTGACAACTGCAAAGCCCGCTGCGGAGTAACCCCGAACAGCTTACCGATCTCAGTCCAGGTTGATCCTGTAGCCCGCATGGCTTTGATCTGATTACGGCGCTTGTTTGCTTCCTCCCACAGACCCTTGTGGTAGGTCGATTTGAACTTGCGCTCAGTCTCATTGACTACTTGATCCATCATTGACTCCTTATGGTTACAGGTTTCACTGTAGCATATCAAAATCTGCTTGACAAGTACCTTGTGCGTGATATGATTCAGTCAGCAACTCTATTAAACGCAGGAACGTGAAGTGCTCGATGCGGTTGTTTGGGCGCGGGTGCCAACGGAGAAATGAACATGGCGAAACATGGACTGCTGTACTTGCTGGAACGCTCGGCGGAACTGCTGGAACGGAGTGCGGAAGAAATACGGATTGCGCACACTATTGGCGGTCGCTGGACGCGCGATGACGAACACGGCGCGAAGCGAGACTTTAAGGAACTGCGCGACATGGCGAAGGGCTTGCGAAAGGCGCACAAGTACCACAAGCCGAACTGCCTCGGCGGCCCCGCCAAGATGTTCGATGCGATAGCCGACAGGATCAGGGCAGGGGAAAAGATGAAGGCGGTCATGGCGGACTACGAGTTGAAATTCAAGCGCCACAACGACCAAGATCAGCGGCCCGGAGGCGGCTTGCCGCCGGAGGGTCGCGCTGGATCGCCGGGTTAGAGCGCGGCGGCAAAGGAGACTGAGCATGGATGCGATTGAAAAACTGGCACGCGAACACGGAACCGGTGGCTGGCAAACGCTCGATGACATGGTGCGGTTCGGAAAGGCCGTTGCCGAAGCGGAGCGCCAAGCATGCGCCGATTGTGTGCCGAGCAACTGGTGCGACCCGATGCTCACTGGTCCCGATGCGGTGATAGGCAAGGTGGCGGACTGCCGGCCCATCGAAGCGGTGCTGCGGGCCACCAAGGCGCGAATCATGGAGCGCTCTAACGCATGAATTCACAGGCGACCAGCATCTTTATCGCGGGGCGTCCTGTGGAATGACGGGTTAGCCGTGCGCCCGAGTAAGGCACGGCAGAACCAGAAAGGAAACATCATGGACTTTGGCGCAGCACTTCAGGAACTGAAACGGGGAAATAAGGTAGCGCGTAGTGGATGGAACGGAAAGGGCTTGTGGGTCGAACTGCAAACCCCTGACGCGAACAGCAAGATGACGCTGCCGTACCTGTATCTCAACTACCCGACCGACGCACAGAATACACCTGGGGCGCGGGTGCCGTGGCTGGCCTCGCAAACGGACATGCTGGCAGAGGATTGGAGCATCACGGCCTGATGAACAGGGTGCCGTCATCGATTCAGGCTGGTGACGGCTAACGGTTCTTTGAGGGGCGAGCCGCTTGCGGCGAGTCCCGCTCTAAAGGAGGGTTCGGCACCATGACACCGAGCGAAGCCCTGCAATGGTCAGACAAGAACTGCCAGCCGGAAGTGGTTGAGCGGTTGCGCTCGCGCGCCGTAGTGGCAACGCTGGCAGCCGAAGTGCGGAGAATGCGCCACAGGATTGAATCTCTGCGCGGCGGGTTGAAGTCTGCGGCTTGGTGGCTGCTTGACGCGGACGATCTGGAACACCATGAAAAATGCCTTGAGATGGCAGGAGACATGGAGCCTCCGCTCATGGGGCCGAACGCATAGCTAAGGGGCGCGACGCGGCTTTATCGCGGCGCGTCCCGCTTGAGCGACGGGTTGGCAGGCAAAACGTA